AAAGTTTTGCCACAGTGGACTGGTCGTGGCAAGGGTCTCGCGGCTGCGGAACTGCAAGTAGTTGACGGTAGCGACAGACATCAGGCCATACCTACGCGCTTGCGGGTTTTAACACTGTTCTGTAGAGAGCCGATGGCCAGCTCGCGCCCTCGCAGTGCAGATTGTGCAGCCATTCGCTCAGCTTGCTCGCGGGTGACGTACTCCACACTATTGATGACCTGCGATTCGTACCGGATGTTTAGGTTGCCCGGAGTAGATGCCATCTGCTCGATACGCTCGCGCTCGTAGCGACGCTCATGCTCCATCTGCTGATTAATGATCTGCGTACGATTCTCTTGCAGGCGTTCGCTTTCGCGGATCGCAGCACGAGTCGCCACGGTTGCCACGCTCTCTTCATCAGCAGTGGCAGGAACATTGCCTGCGTCACCAGAAGAAGCGGCTTCTAGGAACGCTCTGTTGTCTGCTACTTGAACGCCAAGCTTACCGTCTACGCCGCGCTTGAGGGGCATGATCGCCTCGGGGCCGGCCTCGCCCATGAGGCCCATGCGAGGAATGCCGCCATCAGCAAACTGGAAAAGGGTCGGCGAAGTGACAATGCCGCCATTGGCAAAGTACGACATGCCACCGTCGAAGTAAGCACCGTTGGCTGCGCCGGGGAATTTGAATCCACCTTTAGGAATAAAAGCGTCGTCTGGCATTTCAAAATTCTTGGCTGCGCTGCTTTGGGTGAACAACCCCGCAAACTGCTTCGCAATGCCAATGGCGATATAAGTTGCAATCATCTTCGCGCCCTCTCTAATCAAGATCTGCCCAACGTCTTTGAGGAAATTAGCAAATATTTCCTTGGCCGTCGTCGTACCTTCAATTAGGCCAGTAATGCCATTGGCGAGTGAATTGCCAACTGCATCTCCAATCCCTTGAGATACTCGAATTGCCACGCCATCAAGATCATTAAGCTCCGCAGTTGCTTGAGCGATAAAGTCTTGAATCTTCAGGCCGGGCTCCGCTTGCTTAGCGGCGGAGTCACGAGCCCCGGCAGCAGCGGCACCTGCTGCGCCTTTAGCCTTTCCGGCAAGCTCATTCCTGAGCTTAAGAATTGACTCCAATTGCTCCCGCAACTGTTTTTGCTTGTCAACATCTTGAGCAGTTGCGACAAGCGAAGCAAGCGTCGCCTCGGTGAGACGGAATGTTGAATCAACAAGCTCCGAGTCAACGCCTGCCATCGCAAGCGCAGCCTTGGTGCGCTCATTGGTTGAAACTTCAAGACCCTGAAGAACGCTGTTCAGTGCCCTACTGATCTCAAGAACACGAAGCTCGCCTTCAACGATCTCGGGTTTGACGCCTTCGGTTAAAAGACGATTGCGCTCTTTACGCTTCTCAAGCTCAAAATCAAGCTGGCGGTTTTGTTCTTGATATTGACGGAGCGGCGAAAGAACCTTCTCTTGCAGTGCAAGCTCGGCGGCCTGAATTCTCAGTTCAATTTGACGCTTTTGTACGTTATTTCCCTCTTTTGCCGCCTCGGCATTCAACACTTGGGCCTCGGTGATTTGCTCGATCAGATCAAGGTACTGAACACCACTTGGGGTTGCCGGGAAGTCAACAAGGCTCATCGCAGGCGACACAGGCGCTGTCGGAGGAGCAGTTGGAACTCCGGGTGCCGCTGCTGCAGCAGGCGGAATAGCAGCAACAGGAGGCATCGTCCCGGCGCCACCAGTGAACCTGCTGAAGTAATCTCTCATATAGTCATATCTCTTACCCGCAACGCCATAACGCTCAAACTGCTTCATCGCAGCGGCAGCTTGGTCGAGCGTTGTAGCACGAGCAAGCATTTCACCAGCTTTCTTTTCGCTTGTTCTCAGTTCTTGCTCAAAGAGATCAATTTGATTCTTGATGTCTGTTACGTAGTCCCCTGTGAAAGCGGGGACTTTCGCTGCTCTACCAAACGACCACTGGAACAAACCGCGCCCCGTGCCGCCCTTCTCTTGCGCGTAAGGATTAAACGTAGACTCCTGCCTGACGGAGCCCATAATCGCTGCCATCTGCGCGGGGTTGTAGCCACGCTTCGCAAGCTCCTCTTGAACCGCCTTTTCACCAGAAGCACCAACCCCGGTCATCATCGGAACACTTGCCGCAACGCCAGACCCAAGAACAACTTGAGGGATGCCAGCTTCGTTTAACTGAACACCAGTAAGTCCACCCTCTGCGGCAATCTTTTTCTTTTTCTCAAGATCAATCTCCATGTCATAGCGATACTTCGTCATGTCGAGGCGATATTTTTCAACTTGTACTGCGTAGTCAAGAGACTGTCGCTCAAGTTGCATTCTTGCTTTGTTGGAGTCATTTGCAAACTCTTCTCGCTGAAGAGTCATTTGATAAACACGGTCTTCTATTTGAATTTTTTGCCTATTCGTTTCGTTTTCAATTCGCTGCAGATCAAGCGCGAGCTGAATTTCGGAGCGCTCGATGTCAGCCTGTCCCTCATCTCTGATCTTGACGTATTCTCTAGCCGCGTCAGCAATGCTCGCGGCTATTGGGTCAAGACCGCCGGCTGCCCTTTGAAGCTGAATATCAAGAGCATCAATGCTTAACTGGCGTATAGCACGCTCATTGTCATAGAGTTTTTGAGCTACTTCAAGTCGCTTGTCTGCGATCTGATCTTCGATCGACCTCCTGAAATCTGCTGCTTCTTTTTCAAGCGCAACCGCACGCTTTCTTAGCCCGTCTATCGCCTCTTCGTTGCTGCGTCGAATGTCGTCAGCGGATCTTTGCAGAGAAATCCACTGCTCGTTTAGAGAACGAATTCGGTCTGCTTTTTGAATGGCCTGATCAAGAATCCTCTCTTGTTCTTCGGGTGAATCGCCTACGCTTCTTGCGCGTATTGGTGCAATTTTTGCAAGAATCTCCTCACGCGCTTTAATGCCAGCAGCGGAAATACCCGCCTGCTCTCCTCTCAACTTATTAACTTCGGCTACAAAAGCTTTACGCTGCTCTGGATTTAACCCTGCAATTCTTTCGCCTATGCCAACTACTTTATTGGATTCAATTTTTGCACCTACAACCTTGGCTGCCAAGTTGAGCAAATCGCCAACAGGGCCAGCTATAAGAGCCTGCATTTGATAATTAAGCTCCGCCCACTTTTTGCTCAATTCATTCGCGGAATCGCCTAGGTCAACAAGATCGTTGTAACCCTGTACGCCAATCTTACCGATAATTTCAGACTGAATCTGCGCGGCAGCCTCTGCAGATCTGCCCGCTTCAATTAGTTTTGAAATATAATACTCTTGCTGACGACTTGCAAATAGACCAGCTTCTTTTAGTTTATCAAAAGATTCTGTTGGATAGCGAAGTGCCTTGCCCGTGTCCTGAGCAGCCTGATTAAGCGTGTCAAAAGCAGTTCCAAGCGCCGTGCCGGCAAGTGACAAGCCAAAACCAAGACTGCCCCCGGCAAAGCCACCCAAGGCGCCACCAGCGCCACCTCCAACGGCTGCACCAAGCCCCTGCCCAAACAGCAGCGGGAAGGCGCCACCAACAAGGCCTTCAGAGGTGGCCCTTGCAGAACGAGCGGCAAGCCTTCTTGGTTGAAACCCAGCATAAAAACGCTCCAGTGGATCAAGGCGTCCAATCTCGATACGACGCTTACGATTGGCTCGTAGTGATTCAGGATCAAGAATGCCTTGAGAGACTCTTTCTTGCGGCGTCATTGCCGCAATTGGGCGCTGACGAAGCTCCTTGTTTCTTTCGCGAATAATCTGAACCGAGCGCTGAAGTTCTTCATTTTCTTGTTGCTGAATAACCAAAGAGCGCCCTTTGTCGTTAATGGTTCGCCTTTCAAGCTGCCCAATAGTTGCAGAAAATCCCTGCTGCTTGGACATATTTTGAAGCAAATCTTGCTGAAGCTGATTGATTCTTGCTGTTGTATTGAGCAGCTCTCTGTAGGCTGATTGAGCTGTTTCAGTTCTTCCGCCAGGAAACAACTCGCCACGCGCCGGAACCTGTGAGAGCGAATAGGAAGATCCAGTCAAAAACGCAGATCGCTCCCTTGCGATCTCAGCGCTTTGCCGTCCCTGTGTGACGATTCTTCCGCGCTCAATCGTTTGACGAATGAATCGCTGCGTCGAAGACTCACCCTTCGCCCTTAGCTCGTTCGCCTGCTTGAGATACTCAGCAATTGTTTTGGCTTCAGTAGCAGCTTGACCTAGGCCCTCAGCGAAAAGCAGGGATGTGTCTGCGGCCTCTTGAGTCCTTTGCGCCATCGCTCCCGTCGCTGTCGCAAGAAACTCTGGACTGAGAAGCTCTCTCGCTCCACCACCAATGAACGCACCACCGCGACCACGGCGCATGGGGCCAGCGAATGCTGTTTGACCAGCAGCAGGCAACGCCGGAAGTGTTTCAATTTTCTTGCCTACCGCATCAAGCCCAGAACGTGATGCGTCAAGCACCATGTTCATTTCGGAAGCCTTATTGATTACTGACTCAAAAAGATTCGTCTGTCGATCTAATGTTAATTTGATGTTTTCGCCAAATTTAGTCGCACCGAATCTCTTTCCAGCAAGAAACACTGCATCAGCAGCGGTTTTCATCGCTGGAGCAAAAGCGAGAGCAGCAACAGAGGCAAGACCGAGCGAGCCAGGAACATTGCCTAGCGCCGAAAGCATGTCGTTGATAATTGCCGGAACACCGCCAAGTGCATTATTGATTGCCCCTCCAATCGCATTTGCTGCTTCAACTGCTGGACCCTGAATTGGGCCAAGGTTTATATTGCCAAGCGCCTCTTGAGTTGCCGCATAAGCACCACCCAATCCAAGCGCGCCAATACCAAGACCACCTCTAATCGCAACATTTCTTGCTCCGCGAGCGACTTTTGCGCCCTGTCCAAATGTCAATGCGTCAAAAGTGGCTCCACCGGCCTTTCTTGCAATTGCGGCTATAGTTTGTGCGGTTGAAACAGCCTGACGACGTGCCTCTTTTTGCTGTCTCTCATATTGGCCAGAAAATCTTTCACGCTCCCTGGCGAGCTGCTCTTCTGCAGTAATTTGAGCCTTAATGTTTGAAAGAAGCTCTCGACCGAGCCTCGGGTCGGCGAATTGAGTAAACGCTCCGGTATTCTTGTCTCTTTGCTTAACTAGGTTGAACTCGGCTGCGGCAAGGCGACGAATAATTTCTTCGTTTTCAGAAAGCGCAAGGGCTCTTTTGCGAAGCTGTTCGATTTGTTGAGCGTAGCCACGAGCTTGCTCTTTTAGAAAATCAGCATTTATTCCAGTATTTTTTGTACCTGCAAGAGTTCGATTCCATTCACGTTGGTCTTCAACAAGTGCGCTGAGTTCATTTCTTAGTTGAGAGATAATTCTTACATCACCAAGCTTGAAAGCGCTTTTTAGCGCAACCGAAACTTCATCAAATTGCTCTTTAATCTCTCTCAGTTTTCCTTTCGTTTGATCGAGCCCTTTTGTTTCAATTTCAAACGCACGAGAAAGCCTTGCTGTTCTTGAACGCTCTCTTCGCAGTCGCGATTCAACGATTAAAGCGCGTTTTGTTTCGGCATTTACGTCTGCAATAGCAGCTGCTTGCAATCGCGTTGCCGCAGCCGTTTTTTCTATCTGACCAAGAGCCTTGACGTATGTATTGATGTCACTAACACGACCAAAAACGCCACTATTAAAAAGATCCTGTATGGAAGTGGCGGTATTTTCTATTGCATCAAGCGCAGAGCTTAGCTTCTTAAGCTCAGAGACCCCTTTGAGAATTAGATTGATCTGAGCATCAACGCTAGCCACTTTGATTGACCTGGGGTTCCAATCAGTCTAGCCAGACACGAAAAAGCCGCCCAAGGCGGGCGGCTAGCGGCGAGATTGGCGCTTGATCTTGTCCATCTCTTCCTTTTGCTTTCTGTTCTTAATAGAAAAGTAAGCAGACCACAGCAAAAGCTCTTGATCCGTTACTTTATCCTTAAGCTCATGCAAAGTGCAATGCAGCGTCTCTGCAAGCGAAAGCTGGAAAAACAAGCGCCCATCTGACTCAAGCTCTTTTTCAATCGCTTTTCATATCAGCTTCACCGTCTTCGCTGTCAGGGCGAAGAACAGCAAGAATTAGCTTTTGAAGATCTTGATCGAGAATTTCGCGCTTCAGCACAGGAATATCACCTGCCTTGAAAAGACGCTCCCCGTTTTCATCTTGCGCTTTTGCAACAAGAAGCTGCATGGCAAAATCATTGGCGTTGTCGGACTTTGCATCTTTCTGCGCCTTTTCTCGCTCAGCCGCAGTCAGTGGCGTTACATAGAAGGTAAACTCATCGCCATTGTCAAGCACAATTTCCTGCTTGATAGGTTCAAAATTTGCCGCTTTGCGCAGGCGATCAATTGCCCTAATCGGGGCACCGGTAGCAGGGGCGTTAGCCATAGAAAAAACGTGGTCAGATCAAACTGTAGATCAAGGGAGTGATTTTTGCAATCATCGAGAAATCTCCTCAAAATCCATTGAGGCGACGACCTGATCATCGGCGCCGTCAGATGCAACAAGCAGCGTTAATTCATATGGCGCAGGCGCAAAAGAATTTCTCTCAAGCTGAAACCTAAAAACATCGTTGCCAGAAATATTTGTACTAGCACCACTTTGGTTGGTCGAGCTAATAAAGCCAGTGGCAATTGAAACACCATCAGCATGTGATACGCCGGAGATGTTGTACTCAACCGCACTGTCAGCACCCGCGCTTACCCAAGTGCCGCCAGTCGTTGTTCCGCCGGTCTTGATCTGCCAATTGAAATTACCAGTGCTAATCGCCATTACAGACAATGCACTAAGAACAGCGATTGCATCAAGTCGAGTTGTCTTGAGGCGAAGAGATACGACAGGGTAGAAAGTTCCAGCCGTTCCAAGCGTTCTCGGCAAGTTAACAGGAGTGCCGGCAGCTACCTGAAAACCACGCAATTCATAGCCACCTTCTGAAATGACTGTAGAGCAAATTTGTTTCAAAGTGCTAGCGCCTGTCGTTGCAGAAGTATTTTCAATTTCGTATCTGAGCGGCAACGACGCAGTTGTGATATAAGTAGAGAAAATCAGATTTGCGTGATGGAAAGAATGGCAGCGAACAAAAACACCGTCAATTACAAATCCTACTCTTACGGTGCCAAGGCCAAGCCATTCAATATCGGCCCAGAAGATTTGAGCTTTAGTGATGTCAAGAACAATTTTAGACTTACCAGATCCGTCAAGCTTGTCTCCGCTCCAATCCGCTTGAGCAACTTTTGTTTCTACAACTGATCCAGTGACGGAACTGCGCTCAACAAAAGAAAGAGTTGAGCCATCAAGCTCAAGATAAATGCCATTCGCAGTGCCAAAATACCCAACACGCTGCCTGAGGCCAGTCTTCGCAGCGTTCATCACGAACGAACTAAGCACAAGTAGCGACTTGCCAGGCTGATAGCTAAAACAACGCTTTGTCTCCCTGTAAACCCTTGAGCCAGAATCTGCGGTAACTGCAAGATTCACCAAGCCTTCGTTTGCTGAAAAAGTTGCAGCTCCGCTAGTTGCGGTGCTTGTAACCCAGCGCCCATTATCTGCGTAACGATGACTTGAGTCAAAAAGCGTAAGGGCTGATGAAGTTCTTAACCGAGCAAACGCATCGACTGAAACGCCAGAAAAGCTTGCATCGACTTCAAGCTTGCCATCACTCGTCGCATCAATTTCCCTTGCCGCACCAGTGGGGAGGGTGCCGTGAACAACTGCATCGGGCATGATCTTGAAGAGGTAAAAGAAAAGCCCCGCCGAAGCGGGGCAGTGAACATCTAACTGAATCAGGTGGTAGCAAAGTCGAAGCTCACGGCTTCCGAGGGACGGAAGTTGATAGCAACAGACTGAGCGTCGTCAGGGTTGACGTTCAACGAAGCAGAAGTCAGGGTGACAGGCATCTCGATGGAGCGAGATTTGGTGTCATCCACAGTGCCGCCGGACTCAATGCGCTCTAGGTAGAGCTTCATGCCAGCACCGACCTGCTTGCGCAGCAGCACGTCTTGTACGAGGCGGTTAGCAAGAGCGTTGTCTTCATCAGTCATGTAGACGTTGGCAGTACCATTTGCGTCACCGAAGCCAGAGATGTACTTACGGAAAGGCACATACTGACCAAGGGTTTGACCGATGGTGGTTACGTCAATTTCGGCACGTGAAATTTCCAGGCTCCAGTCACGAACCTCTGCCACAACGGCGTAGCTGGCGTAAAAGACTTCAAACTTGTTGGGCGAGGCAAGCGTGCCGTCATCAGACAGATCAACTTCTGCGCCACCAGCAGTTGCAGAAAAAGTCAGCACACCTGTCGTGCTGCTATAAGTCAGCACGTAGTAGGTGGTAGAGGTGGACAAAGAAGCCGGGAGGGTTCCAGTTCCGACTTCACCCGTAAGAGTGTTGCGGAAATTGAACTTAATCGGATCGCCGGCTTTGAAGTTGAAGTTGGGGCCAATGTTGATTTCACTGGTGCCTGCACCAGTCGTCACATTGGATTCAACGAAAGTCGCTTGAGTGCCCGCAGGCTTGTAGTAAAAGGCGCCAGAAACGCCGGACAGGACGGTTGCCATGACAATTCAGGGGTAGTGGCTTTAGTGGGCACTGCCCAGCTACACATAGGTTAGCGATTCACTTCACGCTGGCCTGCCAACCTGCATCAATCCGCCCAATAAAGTGAGGTGAGTTATCTGGCGATTGAAAGGAAGGTCCAGTTATCCGACCGACTCTTATATAAGTAGTAGTCGATGTTTTGCTTGTTGAATTAAGTGTATCTATGACTTGTTTTGCAAGTTGCACCATTTGCTGACAACGTGCAGGGCCAGTGCTTTTGGGTGCAAAGCAACGAACAATCAATGCACCTCTTGCGTAGTCAAGGGATCCATCAATCGTTGCCTCGGTTGTCAGTCCAAAAGTAACGTTGATCCGCACATACTCTTTCGGAGGATCAGGTGGAACCGCAGTGATATTGTCGAAATAAACGGGGATAGGCGGCGTCTGCGTGTTATATGCAGTTAACAATGACGCTTCGATGGCTGCGCGGATGGATTGATAATTCATCAGAATGACTCCTTGAAGCCAAGGCTAACGCCACGGCCAAGATCCCTCTTCAATCCACCGCCTTGAGTGTAAGTATAATACCAGTCAGCCTCCGCCGTAATCATTGCATTTGGTTTTTCGCTATTATCATATCCAAGTGACACATCATAGCGAAGAGATGGCTCTTGCTCTCCATCTGCATCTTGCGGGCGAAAACCAAATTCAATCGGATCTTTTAGAGGATCGCTGTCATTTGGATGAGTATAGACACCAAGATCTTGATCAATCGCAATTCCCGCATGAGGAGCGCTATTCACTACCTGGAAGCTCAGGTTGCCATTATTGAGAGCTTTTTCGTATCTAGAAAGTGGAAAGTTTCTTTTGGTGTAGCTGTAAATTCGCCCTTTTCCCCTAGGAGGCGCACCAGACTGACCCTCGACTACTACGTCCCAAGAGGCAGAGAATTCACCGCTCCAAGCAGGACCAACATCAACCAAGCCATTCGCAATTTCAACAGCAGCACCTTGAATCCCTTTTGCGATGGCCTTATTAATTCCCTGCATCAAATCTTTTGCTATACCTTTCTCAAGTCCACCGCCTGTGAACTTTGCCATATCAGCTCAACCTCGCAACTACTGAGTGCAGTATAGGATTATCGCCACGGTAGGAGTACATCCAAATAATTTTCGCTGTTCTATTTACCCCGTTTTGCAAGTAACGAATTGAATCAGTCGTTTGCGGGTAGTACCCAGACAGTGCATTGGCAGCAAAAATAATCTTAATGTCGGTTTGTTGATACAGACCCTGAAGCTCTTCTGGTTTCAGCTCAGAAATCACGATCTTAATTGGGATCTCAGTTGTTGATCCTAAAACAGTTCCCGTCGTTGGATTGTAAGTAGGATTTGAATTTGCTTTAATATAAGTCGCGTCAATCCCAAACTGATCAATCAGCGGCGAAGGGATTGAAGAGAAAATGTCATCAACGAGTGACATGGCCTATTACAGCGGATTGCTTGCCCAACCGCCATAGGTCGGGAACACCAGACCGCCTG